CGTGAGTTCCGAATCATTAACGACGATTCGATCGAAGCGGTTGTGGAAGACCCCCGTGGTATCACACGTGCAGCGTAAGGAGTAAAACATGCCGTTACCAAAGTTTGAAGGCGAAGACTTCGAGTTTCCCGACGAGAAAGAAGCCAAGGCGAAAGCCAAAGCTGAAGCTAAGAAGGACGATGACTTTCAGCTTGAAATCGAAGATGACACGCCACCCGAAGATCGTGGCCGTAAACCCGCGCCTCCTCCAGAGGACCCCACCGATGATGAGCTTGCCTCGTACGACGAGAAAGTTCAAGCACGCATCAAGAAGTTCACACGTGGGTACCACGATGAACGTCGGGCCAAGGAGCAGGCTGAACGTGAACGTCTTGCAGCCGAGGAGTTTGCACGCACAGTGTTTGAAGAAAACAAACGCTTGCAGCAGCAACTGGCCACAGGTAGTAAACAATATATCGAGACATCAAAGTCCGCCGCAGAGGTTGAACTTGAGGCAGCGAAGAAAGCCTACAAGGACGCCTATGACGCAGGCAACGCCGATGAATTGGTAGAGGCCCAAGCCAAGATCGCCAAAGCGACCTTGAAACTTGACAAGGCCGAAGGCATGAAGCCGATTGAGGTTGACGACAAAGAGTTTGAAACCTCGATGCCCAACACGCCAGCTCAGCCCAAAGTCAGCCCCCGCACTCAGAAGTGGTTAAAAACCAACGCTGATTGGTTTGGTGTTGATGATGAAATGACAATGGCTGCTATGGGCATTGACAAGAAGCTACAAAAAGAGTATGGTTCGGACTACATTGGTACGGAAGATTATTTCCGCACAGTTGACCGTACCATGCGGAAACGTTTTCCTGAGTTTTTTGAAAACCAGAGCGACGAGGATGACGATGAGCCTCCACAAAGAACATCGAAACCGGCAGACGAGGATGATGAACCTCCACGCCGTGCAACAAAACCCGCTGCAGTGGTTGCCCCGGCATCCCGCAGTACCCCGCCTAACCGCGTGAAGTTGAAGGCATCCCAAGTTGCGTTGGCTCGCAAATTAGGGATTACCCCAGAACAATACGCTAAACAGGTTGCACTACTTAATAGAGGTGAATGAAGATGGCTGAAGCACAAACCCAAAATCGTCTGAGTCGCGAGCTGGAGACCCGCCAAAAAGCGCCTATGCGCCCACAGGCTTGGCGTCCCCCAGAAACGTTGCCTATGCCAGATGAACGTCCAGGTTGGAAGCACCGCTACATCCGTCTTAGCACGATGGGCACTGCTGACCCCAGCAACATCTCTAGCAAGTTACGCGAAGGTTACGAACCCTGCAAAGCAGAGGACTACCCTGAGCTCATGATGCACGCAACCACTGAAGGTCGCTTTAAGGGCGGCATTGAAGTGGGTGGACTGTTGCTCTGCCGTATTCCTGAGGAGTTCTTGGCTCAACGTATGAAATATTACGAAGACCAAAACCGAGCCCAGATGGAATCCGTGGACAACAATTTTCTTCGTGAAAATGACCCTCGTATGCCTCTTTTCTCAGAAAAGAAGACGAAGGTTACTTTCGGTTCTGGTTCATAAATTTGGAGTCTTAAATGGCATATCCTACCGTTGACAAGCCATATGGCTTGAAGCCGATCAATCTGATCGGTGGTCAGGTGTTCGCCGGAGCAACTCGTCAACTCGTTATTACCGCAAGCTATGCGACAAGCATTTTTTACGGTGACGTGGTGACCCTTGTTTCTGGTGGCACTATCGAAAAAGACAGTGGTACTACTACCGCTACCCCCGTGGGTGTATTCATGGGTTGTCAGTACACCAGTGCTACTACTGGCCAACTGACCTTCTCACAATACTACCCTGCTAGCTTGGCAGTTAAGTCTGGTACAAACGTTGTTGCGTTCGTGTCCGAAGACCCCGACCAACTCTTCAAAGTTGTGTTGGTGGCTGGCACTACCGCTGACGGTAACGGCTTGACCCCCGCCTTCTTGGGTCGCACTGTGATTGGCTCAAACGCTCAATTGGTGCAAAACACTGGTTCTACTGTGACCGGCGACTCTACTGTTGGTGTTTACACCGCAGCTGGCGCTACCACAACTGCAACCTTGCCCATCCGCATCATTGATGTGGTCCCCGATACTGCCAACTCTTCTGGCAACTTCTGCGAATTGATCGTTAAGTGGAACGCACCTAACGTCACTGGTCAGACCGTTGCAGGTGGTCATCAGTATCTCAACCCAACTGGCGTCTGATAAGGAGTAAAACATGGCTATTTCACGCGCACAACTGCTGAAAGAGTTGCTCCCCGGTCTGAACGCTTTGTTCGGTCTTGAGTATGCTCGTTACGGCGAAGAACACAAAGAAATCTACGAAACCGAGACTTCTGAGCGTTCGTTTGAAGAAGAAACCAAGCTCTCTGGCTTCTCTGCCGCACCGGTGAAGAACGAAGGTTCTGCCATCGCGTACGACAACGCACAGGAAGCATGGTCTACTCGCTATACACACGAAACCATTGCTTTGGGTTTCTCGATCACCGAAGAGGCGATCGAAGACAACTTGTACGACAGCTTGTCTGCTCGCTACACCAAAGCTCTGGCTCGCGCTATGGCTTACACCAAGCAAGTCAAGGCTGCTGCAGTCTTGAACAACGGCTTCAGCTCCAGCTACCCCGGTGGCGACGGCGTGTCTTTGTTCAACACAGCACACCCCTTGGTCTCTGGTGGCACCAACAGCAACACTCCTTCTACCCAAGTTGACCTGAACGAGACTTCTTTGGAAGCCGCCGTGATTCAGATCGCTGCTTGGACAGACGAACGTGGCCTGTTGATCGCTGCTAAACCCAAGAAATTGATCGTGCCTCCAGCACTGATGTTCACTGCCAAGCGTTTGCTCGACACCGAATTGCGTGTCTCGACCGCTGACAACGACATCAACGCGATCAAGCAAATGGGCGCAATCCCTGAGGGCTACACTGTCAACCACTTCTTGACAGACACTAGCGCTTGGTTCTTGACCACTGATGTGCCTAACGGCCTCAAGCACTTCGTTCGCACTCCCTTGCAAAACAGCATGGACGGTGACTTTGACACCGGCAACGTGCGTTACAAGGCTCGTGAGCGTTACAGCTTCGGCTGGTCTGATCCCCTCGGTATGTGGGGTTCTTCAGGTTCGACCTGATGAGGAAGGGGGCCTTGTGCCCCCTTTTCTTTTGTTGTATATTCAACCCATCCCGGGGTCCCCGGTGTATCTGACAAGTCCCGGCTTGACGACATGCAGACAGATGCACCCAACTTGCATGTAAGGAAAAGACATGGCTAATACTACATTCAGCGGTCCAGTACGGTCGCAAAATGGTTTTCAATCCATCACTGTTAACAGCACAACTGGCGCTGTAACTGTCAACTCTTCTTTTGATACTGGCGTCACCCTAGGTACACAAAGCCTTTCTGGTGCTGGCGCAGTTGATGTCACCAACGCATTTACTTCATTGACCACTACTGGTTCTGCCCAAGCATTGACTTTGGCAAACGCTGTTGTTGGTGAAGTTAAAGTCATCGTGCACACCGTGGACGGCGGTTCAGCAGTGTTGACCCCTACAACTCCATTGGGTTACTCCACAATCACTTTCACCGCTGCTGGTGATAGCGTGTCGTTGATTTACACCTCTGCTGGTTGGGCAATCACTGGTTCTCGCGGCGTCACCATTGCCTAATAGGAGGTCTTCATGACCATGCAATACGACGTAAAAAGTGCCCATCTAAACGCGTCAGGTACTGTGTTTGCAGGCCCTGCACGCGTTAAAGGGTTCTCTATTTGTGCTACGGCTAGCACCGCGGGTACGTTGTTGCTAAAAGATGGTGGCTCTAGTGGCACCACTTTGCTTGAAGTGGACATCCCTTCAAACAGCAACCCCAACTCGTTCTACACTTTGATTCCCGGTGAAGGTATTCGTTTCTCAACGAACGTGTACGCCACTTTGACGGGTGTTGCAAGTGTGACGGTGTACTATGGTTGATACAGAGAAGAGCATTGACCTAGCGGCCCGCAAATTGATGATTTGCATCCCGGCCTACGA